TGCTTCGTGAGATCTCAAATGATGATATCACACCCAAAAAGCACGATTTTGCTCAACAAAACGAACTTCATGAGAAAATTCGTAATGATGAGGACTATGATGATTGGGAATATGGCACAGAACCATATTATGGCAAGATTTCTGGATGAGGGTATAAATAAAAATACATAAATTCTCCTCATAAATGGCGGTACAGAGAATATCCAGAGCATTTAAGGATATAAGTTTGTCATTTGACATGCATCCAGTGACAAAGGATATTCTCGTACTTAAAAATGAGGATGCGATTAAGAGATCGATTCGCAATTTGGTACAAACCGTCCCAACTGAGCGATTTTTTAATCCTACAATTGGTGCAGATGTAAAAACAAGTCTATTTGAATTTGTAGATTTTGGTACTGCATCAGTTTTACAGAAGCAAATTGAGATTGCAATTCAAAATTATGAACCAAGAGTCGAAAGTCCACGAGTTGTAGTGGATCCTAGACCAGATTTGAATGCTTTTGAGATTAATATTACCTTTACTATTGTGGGATTAGAAGTTCCACGCCAACAATTTTCATATATTCTAGAGGCAACAAGATAATATGCCTTTTACAAAGTTTACAAACCTAGATTTCGATCAGATAAAGACATCCATCAAGGATTATCTCCGTGCGAATTCAACATTCACGGATTTTGACTTTGAAGGATCGAACTTTTCTGTCCTAATCGATACGCTTGCATATAATACTTACATTACTGCGTTCAACTCTAACATGATTGTGAACGAATCCTTCTTGGATTCGGCAACACTTAGAGAGAACGTAGTTTCTTTAGCGCGAAATGTTGGATATGTTCCTCGTTCTAGAAGTGCCGCAAAGGCAACTGTGTCCTTCGATATTGCATCTTCAAGTACTTCGGCACAGATAGTACTTAAAGCAGGTTTGGTGTGTGTTGGAGCGGTTGACAACACCTCATACACATTCTCTGTTCCTGAGGATATTACAAGAAATAATGTCAATGGATCTGCTTCCTTTGACAATATTGAGGTTTATCAGGGTATTTACCTCACAAAAGAGTTTGTAGTCGATAATTCAACAAATCAAAGATTCATTTTAAATAATCCAAATATTGATACAAATACTATTGTTGTCAAGGTTGGCACTCGTGAGTATAAGCAAGTTGATAATATTTTTGCAGTAAATTCTGATTCTGAAATTTATTTGCTACAAGAAATTGCTGATGAGAAGTATGAACTTCTATTTGGCGATGGAATTATTGGTAAGAAGATAGAAACAGGAACAACTGTTAAAGTCAGTTATATCACAACCGATGGTGAGGATGGTAATGGTCCTTCACTGTTCTCTTACTCTGGAACAACCACCGATAGTAACGATATACTCGTAACACCATCAGGAACAGTATCTGTAAGCACCATGAACCGTGCTGAAGGTGGAAGCAGCATAGAATCTATAGACTCTATCAAATACTTTGCTCCTAGGGTATATTCCTCACAGTATCGTGCCGTTACTGCTAGAGACTATGAGGCAATTATTCAGAAGATATATCCAAATACAGAGTCCGTTTCTGTAGTTGGTGGTGAAGAATTAGATCCACCACAGTTTGGAAAGGTACTATTGAGTATTAAACCAAAGAATGGTACTTCTATTTCAGACTTTACAAAGACCGAAATCTTGAATGATCTTAAACAATATGCAGTTTCTGGAATAAATCAAGAGATTATAGATCTAAAACTTCTCTACGTTGAACTTGATAGTGACGTTTTCTACAACTCTTCTAGGGTAAGTAATGTTCAAGATCTAAATGCAAGAGTTGTTTCTGCATTGGACAAGTATTCTCAATCTGTAGATCTCAATAAGTTTGGAGGTAGATTCAAATACAGTAAAGCACTTCAAGTGATTGATAATGTTGATACTGCAATTACATCAAACATCACTCGTGTGAAGATGAGGAGAAATATCAATTGCATATTGAATACATTTGCTCAATATGAAATATGTTTCGGCAACCAATTCCATAAGGAAATCGGATCTTACAATATTAAGAGCACTGGATTTAAAATTGCTGGAGAAGCAGATACTGTTTACTTTGTAGATGTTTCTTCAGAAGACAGTGATATTGGTATTCTTTCTATCGTTAAACCAACGCTAGATCCTAATACATATGAGATTGTTAAAAAATCGATTGGAACCGTAGATTATAAGAAGGGAGAGATCTTAATTAATACAATTAATATAGTTTCTACTTCTCTTGATGGGGGTATTATTGAAATTCAGGCATACCCAGAATCGAATGATGTTATTGGTCTCAAGGACCTATATCTTGTCTTCGATGTCAGCAAAAGCACTATAAATATGGTTAAGGATACCATAGCATCCGGAGAGCAAATTTCTGGTGTTGATTACCCAGTAAGATCAAGCTATTCAAACGGAAAACTAACGAGGTAATAAGGAGATATGATTACAACTGGTTTTGACGCTAGGGTAAAAATACAGCAAATTATTGAGAATCAGTTACCTGAATTTTTACTTAGCGAGTCACCTAAGTCTGTCGATTTTCTGAAGCAATACTATATCTCCCAGGAATATCAGGGAGGTCCAGTAGATATCGCAGAGAATTTAGATCAATATCTAAATTTAAATAATCTATCACCTGAAGTTATAACAGGAATCACATCATTAACTAGTGCAGTTACTGATAGTGATGACACAATCTATGTCGAATCAACAAAAGGATTCCCAAGACAGTATGGATTGTTCAAACTCAATGATGAGATAGTTACATATACCGGAATTACGACTAATAGTTTTACTGGTTGTGTCCGTGGATTTAGTGGAATAACCAGTTACAGAAACGAAACTAATTCTGAAGAGTTAGTTTTCTCTTCATCTTCAGCAGCAGCACATACTGATAATACTAGAGTTCATAATCTAAGTGCTCTATTCCTAAAGGAGTTTTATAAAAAATTAAAGTTCCTTCTTGCCCCAGGATTTGAAGATGTTAATTTTGTATCCGAAATTGATGTCAACAATTTCATAAAGAGTGCTCGTAGTTTCTATCTTTCAAAAGGAACTGACGAATCCTTCAGAATACTCTTCAATGTTCTGTATGGCGTTACGCCAAAAGTTATAAACCTTGAAGATTTTCTATTAAAGTCTTCTGATGCCGAATTTATTAGAAGAGAAGTATTAGTGACTGAAAGAATTTCTGGAGACCCACTAAAGTTAGTGGGTCAGATGGTTAGAAACTCTGATGATTCTGCTACAGGACCAGTTTCCGAAGTTGAACTTATAACGAGAAATAATAAAACTTTTTATAAAGTCCAATTATTCTCTGGATATGATGAAAAGAGTTTAATTGAAGGAACTTTCACAATTACACCAAAATCTATAGTTTCTGATAGTGTTTCAATTGGATCTTCAGTAATTACTGTAGACAGTACAATTGGATTCTCTGAGTCAGGAACATTGATTTCTGGTTCAAATACTATAACATACACTGATAAGAGTGTTAATCAGTTCTTTGGTTGTGAAGGAGTATCTACAGCGATAGAAACTTCTTCTGATATTCGTTCAGATCAAACAATTTATGGATATGAAAATGGTGATGAAACTAAAAGGGTCGATTTAAGAATTACTGGTGTTCTTTCGGAAATTGAAAATCCAAAAGACTTTAATCTATTGATGAACGGCGATAATATCAAAGTAAAGAGTCTTGGAGATAAGATTGGTAATAATAATAAAAATGATAAAGAGTTTGCATTTAATACTTGGATTTATAATGTTAGATCACGTTATGAAGTAAATTCTTTTAATAATAACCAACTAACTTTATTTGAAACCCCAGATAAGTCTAGTCTTAAAGTAAATGATATTGTTGATGTATTAGATAGAAATTCAGAAAACGTTGTTGTATCTGATGCAACCGTAACTGCTATTAACGGTTCTTTAATTGAACTTGATAAAAATGTTACAGGTGTTGCTGCAAATAGAAGATTAAGTGTTAGAAGGCAATACACATATGCATCTTCTGCAGATACTCCTATAAGTGCATCCAATATTCTTGCAAATATTCAGAATACTTATAGTGAAAATAATGAATATATGTATGTTGCATCAAATTCACTTCCTGGTTATGAAATTGACGAAAAACTTTCTACTGCAAATATCACATTAACAGCATCTTCCAATCTCAATGACATATTCCAGTCTTATAATCAACTAACTGATCTATATTCGGTATTATCATTCACAAATGATGTTCCATTCATTACTGGCGATGCTGTAGTCTATCATGGAGATAGTGAAGTCATTCCAGAACTCGTTTTTGGTAGAACTTATTATGTCGAAGTTATTGAAGAAGCGGGTAGAAAGAATAAAATAAGACTATTTAATGCAAGATCTTTTGTTGCAACACAAAGTTTTGTTGAATTTGGTAGATATGGTGAGAGTTCTAACCATAACTTCACTTTACTGCAACATTATAATAAAAAGATAGTTCCAAAGAAAACTTTAACAAAAATTCCTCTCGAATCAAATATTCAGGGTGGAAGTTCTCAAACAGATGTTGGAACAGTAGGTAAACTAGTAAATGGCGTTGATATTATCAACTATAAGACTAATGATAGAATTTATTATGGACCCATAGATTCTCTCAGAATTTATAATG